CTTGATCTTTAGATTTAATTCTACGAATCGTTAGATCATACTTGGTAGGAATTTCTTGTGTAACCTCTTCACCAGTTAAAGGATCCATTTGTGTAATGGTTTCCATGGTGACAGATTCTTTAACAATCTCTACATTAGGATCAAGCACCAAGGCTTGATATGAAATAGGATCTAAGTCTGTGTATTCGCTCGTTGTTGAGGTAATAGAATCATCCCAAAAGACTTTAACAAAACCACTCTTTCTAACCAAAGCATCTTTAAACGCATCATATAAAACTTGGAAGCCAGGATTTTTTTCTTGAATGATGTAATTAACATAATTGGTTTGTTGCTCTGCAACAGGGATATCTTCCGGGCCATGCGGTACAAATTCGACAATCTTTTTAGTACCAAAAAATGTACGCATGATAGATGGCAACATAAAAAGTACAGTGTCTCTAACATCAGTTGAAACAAATTCAGACTGCATACTAGATTGTGCTTGTGGTTGTTCACCAAGATAATACTCAGTTGATTCTGCTCGTTCTGCACCGACTTGATGAATGAAATCTTTTGCATCATCCATCTCGGATTTGATAACACTGGTAAGGTGTTCCATATCAACTTCTTCATTAACTTCGACTTCTACTTCAGAAGATTCCATCTCTTCTTTCTCAAGCATATCTTCTATTTTGTCTTCGTAATCTTTTGCCATGTAAAACTATCCCACTCGTATGATTCGAGATTTTAAAGGTTTTTTGAAATTATAACCGAAATAACTCTCGCTTCCACTAAAACTTGCCGCAGAACTTGCCATGGTCAATGCAAGTGCATCTGCTTTGTCCGGAGATTTTATACCACGCTTTCGCATTTCATCTTTCGATTCAATTTTTATTTTTCCGCTAGAAGTATATTTGTATTGCGGTGATGCAAGTTCAGATGCTAATTCATCATCCTCTGGTAAACGACAATCTCTTTGGGCCAACCAGTCTTTAACTGCAAACCAAAGTTCCGCACGAAGGTTCAAATAATTTTTTTTGGTACTCGGTGACTCGGCAACATTTACGCCACGCACGGGAAGGTTTTGCTCACGCAAACGATCAACCACTCCGGATCCCAAACCAATCACATCAATTAATATTTCTTGCGGTTGCTCCATAACAGTAGCATCATCAAATCTATTTTTTACCGCTCCGCACAATTGCATTAAATCCATGGACGGAAAAGTAATTATTTCAAAAACAGTATTTCCCTGGCGTATGCACAGAGCAGAATTATCGCCACCAAACCTCGCAACATCTAATCCCCATAAAATAGGCTCAGATGCGGTGAGAGACACATCTCTGCCCATGGCTGTGCGGACAAGTTCCATGGGTATGACAGTATCATCGTCTGCGGACGGAAATTCGCCCATAACTTCGACCCTGGCAACAGTAGAATCTTCGCCATATTGTTCGATCATGCGTTGGAAGAGTTCTTTGTCCGTGCCCTCGACCGTGCGGGAGTCTATTTGTTCGGTTTTCCAGAACTTGCGTTTAGAGTGAAAGGAATCGTAGAAAGGTCCTGAGTTCCTGCGTGGGTTGGAGAAGGTGAACCAAAAGCGATTTTTCGTGGGTTCGGAAAAGAATCCTTCGGATACGGAATATATGGGTGCTGGTATACCGGAAGCCTCGTCCATAATTAAACAAACTCCGTATGATGAGTGAATACCAGCGAACGCATCTGGGTTTTCTTCGCTCCATAGCTGTGCTTGTGCGTAATAGTAACCAGTATCGATTTTTAGGTCCTCAACGAGTGCATTTTCAAACCATTGTGCTGGTTTTATTGCAGTAGCAGTCTTGTTAAACCAGTGAGAATTTATGGATAAAGTTAGCCATTTGCCTAATTCTGCCCATGTTCTAGTTCTAAGCTGCTGTTCTGTGTTAGCTGTAACAATAATGGTTGCTCCTAACCTGGTAGAAAGCATCCATAAAATAATCCAAGAGACTAATGCAGACTTTCCAATACCCCGGCCTGAACCAACTGCCAATCTAAACATCTCTGGTAAATCAATGGCTTCGTTTTTTCTAATATGGTTTGCAATATCTCGCAAAATTTTTTCCTGCCACTTACGAGGACCAGTAAAATGTTCGAGGGGGGTATCCTTTTCACCCCAGGGGAAGACAAATTTAACAAAGTTTAATGGATCATCTTTGATGTTAAGTGACCAAACTGCGGTCATTAATTCTCTTTCTTGGTTAATTGGATATTTCATATTTCAAAAAAATTAAAAAATTTTAGTTCAACAGTTATACGTATATACGCCCCCCCCACGCACGAAAGGGGGGGGTCAAATCGTTAATCCTCTATTTATTACACACACGCACACACGCACGAACGGACGGGGCCTGGATTCTCTCAGCGTCATTGGGGAGAAAAGGGAAGGCACTAAAAGGAGGCCTCGTCCGAATTGTCTATATAGTCGTCCTGGCCTTCCTGGTCGCTCGTGCGTTCGCTCGTGCGTTCCCGTGCGTCCTGGAGATTGAGTTGTTCTTGTGGCTCGTCCGGGCGTACGTCCAGGATCCTGGAGTTTGCGTTCGATAAGATCCCGGCCAGGTCCAGGTTATGATTTACTTCTTGACGATCTGCCCATTGATCCGGGGCCCGGTTCTTTAAGTAGAATATTTGTGCAGTGACATTGCCATCCCGTGCGGAAGTCATAAGAGCGTTGGATATTTTTTCTACGCCTAAGGCTTCCCCTTTTTTTATAGCTTCCTCAATTTCCGCATTTTCTTTTCTGCGTCTATCAATAGTTGACCAGGAGACACCGAGACATCTTGCAATTTGGCCTGAGGTCAAACCCTGGGAACCAAGTTGCACAATCTTGGCCAAGGTATCCGGGTCATTTAATTTGATTTTCTTTCTTCCTGGTTTGTTCGGCATAGCCTATTTTAATGCAGTTCTGAGTAAGTTAATCATCTTTTTTAAAAAAAAGTTGACATTCTGATATTACCTATGCGAGAATCAAGAAACCTAGGGAATACCTGGGCATTTTAAGGAGATAAAAAGAATGAATAACTTAACCAACACAAATAACAGTCCTGGATTCAAGGGCGACAAGTTGGACCTTATAGCCGACATATTCGAAAAAAGAAGCGGTTTAATTTTTGATGATTGTTTAATACATGAAGGATTTAGAAACATTGTCATTGACTCATCAGATGAACCAGCAGAAAAGATAGCTATTAAATTAGATGTCTATATGTATGGCCTTAGACTTGAGGTGGCCAAATGATAAACGCAAACCAACAACCAACATGCCAGGACTTAGTCCAAGACAAATTCAACAACATTGAATCCGATTATAAATCGGCCCGGGAGTTCTTCGAGGAATACCAGGACGCAACCGAGGGCCAACGAATTGCCCTGGAAGTTTTAGACAAAAAGCGGGGAGATTATTTTCACGAGTATGATGATCTATTCGACTATGTAAACCAAACCGCCTTATCCTGGGATTATGTAGATAGCGAGGGCAGAGAGGCCGGATATTATCGACTGCAGTTATCCTGGGGCGGACCATCTGACGAGTTCCGCATTTATTTCGACCAGGACAAAGAAATAGACATAATCGAATATTGGTACATGGATTGGTTTGATGGTGCCCATGTCCTGGTTCCTAAAGATTCCGAGTCCTGGAACATATGCGATCAGTTCCTAGAATGTGAGAGGTGGAAATAAAAATGTCAACAGAAATTAGATACAGATTTAGAAAAGAAAAAAATAGTTATTTAGATAATAAACAACAGACTAGAGGTTTTATTTTAATTCACCAGGACAAACTGCCAATCAAAGTAATACTTCAAGAGTTTTATGAGTCAGTTAAAAAGCCATGTGTAATACACAGCATTAAGGAAAAATAAAAATGTACGAGGTAATAATTGAATATGATAACCAGGGGCCGCGTGTTGTGATGCGGTCCAACGATTTGGCCAAGTGCCTGGATAAACAAAAAAGATTAATCCAGGACGGGCATTTAGATTGTTTTATAGCGAGGGTGAAAAAATGACATTCACAGAAGCGGTAAACAAATACAACTGTTATGCCCGGGATGTCCTGGGATTAGTTGGCGAGTTAGATATTCCGAGCCGGGATATGTCAACGAGCATTAGTGTTAGCAACTTTGAAACAAATACCAAGAATTTAATTTGGATTTTAAGAGATGCTCAAGATATGAATATTGCAACCATTAACGCTGATACGGGCAAAGTATTATGAAACAAGAAGAAACAACCCGGATTAATTACCGAGGCGTTGCGGTCGATCTAACACTTACCAGGAACTACTTTGAAGGCGTTGACCATATCGAAGTGCAAACCCTGGACGATCACCCGATCCCACTAACTGAAACCGGGTACAGATCCCACTTTTGCCATATGTCCGGAACTTTTACTATGGACCAGGCCATTGAATGGTTTTACCAGGAGAACGGAAAGAAAGATTCCAACGGATTCCAGGATGACTTCTTTTCTAGCGTCTCACATGAGCCACAAGCAACGGAAAGCATTAAACAGGATGAAACTATCAAGAATATAAAAACTTTTAACTCTGAGCCTCTGATTAAACCAGGGGCAAAGGCAAACCAACCATCATTATTTTAATAAGGAGATAAATATAATGACTAATAAGAAAAACCACGCAACATTTTCACCGAGCGATCCCAATAGATGGATGAATTGCCCGGGCAGTTATAACAATGTAGCAATACACACAATAACTTTTTTTAAGTTTGATGACGAAGGCAACGAACTTGAAAACGAGGACGGAACAACAAAAGAATTCAAATTGAAGTCCGTTAGATTTAAACCCCTGGAATATCTATGCGAAGATATAGACGCTGATTGCCTGGAACCAATCGAGGACCAATCATAATGAACGAAACATTAAACGAAGTCATCCAGGACTTGGCGGACCTAAGTTATACCGCCCTGGATTTAAAGGAAGATATCACCACCGGTGAACCATCTGTCCAAACCGCCCTGGAGAAGATTAATAAGATTCACCAGGTATTAATATTTAACCAGGATAAATTAATTGAATTAACCAAGGGGGAAGAATGAATATTGAATATATAAAATTAGAAAGCCTACATTGTGCATTACAAGAATTGAAAAACAAATATTCGATTCCGGATGATGACTGCGATCTTGAAGATGCTTTTCAATTTACGGAAGATTTAAGAGAACCATATTTAAAAGAGGTAAAACTATGACGCAATATAAAGACATGATAGACCAGGCCCGGCAATTGCTGAGAACGGAACGGGAAAACATCCCAAGCATGAGCAAAGACTTCAGCAAGGACTATTGGATTTTAACTTATCCATGCGGAAAGATTGTTAAAACTTACCAGGATAAACGCAAAAGGGATATCGTTATCCAGGAATCATATAACGGGGGTGAATTGTGAGCAGAGGATGTTGTAATGAGTGCGGCTATAAAGCTGATTATATTATTGATAATAATAATTATGCAGATAATGGCTATGAAGATTTAAACCAAGTGCCTAAAGATAAAATGCTTTGCGGCGTATGTTATGAGGAAAACGAAGATGCAATTAATTAGTTTAGATAGAGATAGTTTTGAAAATAAAAAAGATTGGGAAAATATCTGTAAAACATTTAATTTATCTAACGAAACATCAGAAATATATTTTTATCCTAAAAATATTATTACAAGAACAAGCAAGACTTTAACATGGGATAACGAAGATGATAGTTAATCTAATACAACGCATTAAACAATTTATGGGTAAATGTCCAAGCTGCAAAGGCTTTGGCACTATGCCGGACGGAACAACTTGCAAAGATTGTTGGGGGTCCGGGCGTGATTGAGATAATAGGCTACATCTTTGGTATTGGTTTTCTTATATGGCTTATCGCCTTTATCATTCTTTATGCGGTAGCCAAGCACTTCGAGAACAGATAATCAATACCCGGGGCGAATGTTTAGGGTTTTTCTCCAATCCCCTTGAACGCATCTCGCCCCACCTTTAATATTTAACCATGCAACGCACGAACGATAAATTCCCACGCACGAACGAAGATCTCCACCATCCCGTCTGCACGAACGGATACGACGAATACCCGATCGATCCGGCTATCCTACAACAAGCAGAAAACTATACTTTCAGCGATCCCCTTGCTCAGACAATTCTTCGATCATTACGACGCCCAGGCCGACGAGCAACAAATGTTTCCGGACGCCCGGTTTCGCTTGTTTAACGATCCTACGCTCACCCTCGACCGCAATCCATAAGATCCCCGCATCCACCAACTCATCCACGCAACGCCCGACTGTACGCCTATTCAATCCGGTCATCTTGCCATAATAAACATAGGCATCATGCGAGGAACAGGACAAAATTCTGTGCCTTTCGCAGATCGCCCAGAGGACGAGCTTGGTTGCCGGACGCAAGGATGTATCTCCCGCACGGGAACGAAACCACTTCCACACGCACGATTTCAATTTCGAATAACTCTTATACTTACTCAGCACGGACGCACGTACGCATCCGGATTCACTCTCTTTATCCGGGATAGAATTTTCAATCCACCAGAACTGATCGCTCATTCATACACTCGCTGAATATAGGGAGGCCCTTCCAGGGGCCTTCCTATTTGTCTTGTTTGGGATATATGGTACATCTAGTACCTATGAAGGGTACTACTAGTGCCATAGTATGGTACTACTAGTGCCATTAAATGAGAAGATTGTGCA